ACGATCTTTGCGGCTCTGCCGCCGTTCGGGTTTTACCTGTTTTCACAGAGCAAAACAGGACCTCTAGTTTCGTGCTTAAACGAGATCATGCTCGAACTAGAACTATAACGCTGGTCACTGGACCCGTGCCGCGCCTTGCGGATCTTTGCGGGAATGGTGGCTAGTGGGCTGTGGAAGTGACTCTAACCACACGCCCCTCAAGTGTGGGAAAACACGAACTGGTGTAGCGACGACGATAGGCCTTGGGACACCCTCTCCAGTGATGGAGACCCAAGGGGCCAAAAGCCACGCCTTGTGCCCTGTCGTTCACAACCCCAGTGCAGTTCGTGCCAGTACCTGCTTTTGGGAAGTGTGCTTTGGACAGCTGAAAACAGTCCTAGTGGGAGACTAAGGATGCCCAGGAGGTACCCGGAGGTAACAAGTGACACTCTGGATCTGACTTGGGGAGAGCGGGTCTGCTTTACAGACGCCACTCTTTAAAAAACTTCTATGTCTCGTCAGGCACCGGAGGCCGGGCCTTTTCCTTTAAAACAATACACTTTATGAAGACAACAATAATGGAGTTCACAAAGTACAACGGTCAGAAGGTAAGCATCCATGGTCTTTTGAACGACAATGACAACTGTTGGCTTAATTCCTTGGCTCAGTTGGCAAACTATATGGACTCAGTTTTCTTTGACTCGTATTACAACGGAAACTCGAGTTCAATGGATGAAATCTTGCAACTTCAGACTTTGACCGGCATCCAGGACCTAACTTATGGTGGACCCCCTTCCATTGTTCTGTACAAAATTAAAGACTACCTGGACTTCACAGTGGGCACACCGTCCAACCCTGGACAAGTGTGTGTTACCTGTGGGTGTGACATGACCCTGGCTGACATGCATGCCGGGATTTTCCTGGACGGAGACGAGCACGCAGTGTTTTACTTCCGTTCCGAGGACGGATGGGTCTGTGTGGACGACGACCGGTGGTACTTTGCAACTCCTGACCCAGCACACGTGTTAGTTTTTGTTCCATTTGATGATGAACCCATGGGGCAGGACTCTGAGATTGTTTTCGCGACCTGTTATGCACGTGGTGGTGGACAGAGTAAGCCCCAATCCGGCAACATGAACCAGAGTGGAAACTCCGGTAGCGTGGTGAACAATTACTACATGCAACAGTACCAAAACTCCATTGACACCACACTGGGTGATAAACCAGTAATTGGTGGGTCCGGACAGGGCGATACCGCCGGATCCGCGACACACAACCAGAACACCACGTCTCCCAGCGGAGGTGGTGGAATGGATTGGTTTGGCCATCTCACCAACTTGGCATCAAACGTGCTACCAGCCGCCATTGGCTTGCTGGCAGACCACAAGACTGAGGAGACTACCAAGCTGGAAGACCGAATTCTGGTCACACGTGTGGGTCCAACAACACAGACAACACAATCGTCGGTTGGTGTGGTCCAGGGTTATGGAGGTCCTGAACCACAGGACACTACAACACTAGCTGCGGGGCTGGCTGTTGAAGTACCCAGTGCACAGCGGTTTTACGACATTGGCACGTGGGATTGGAGCACAACCTCGGCTGCTGGACACACCAAGAGATACCCATTACCGGCATCTTTGCGCAAGGGTGCTTTTGCAAACCTCGCCAAGACTTACGTTCTCATGCAGAACGGATGGGAGATTGTTGTTTCAGCACAGGGCACGCTATCACATGGAGGCATGCTGATGGTGGCGATGGTGCCCGAGCTGAATTTTAAAACTGAGTCGGACGCCCAGCCAGCGGACTACAGACAGTACACAGTGTTTCCACACCAGATGATTAACCCACGGACAAACACCACTGCACACATACGCGTGCCGTACGTGGGTGCGTTCTCGATGGAGGACGTAAATAAACACAATGCTTACACGCTTGTGCTAGTGGTTGTGAGCCCACTAACTGCTGGCGGACACACCAAAACAGTTGTCAAGGTGAAGGTTACAGCCGCACCAATTGATGTGAGAGTGGTGGGTGAAACACCTGAGAGACAGGGTCTGGTGCCACTGGCACCCCACGTTGGTTATGGTGGTTTCAAGACGACTGCACCAATAACAGCAGACCCAGTGTGCGGTGGTGTTTACAACCCTCCACGCCAGGACATGCCTGGCAGATTCACAAACTTTTTACAGGTGGCCCAGGTCTGCCCCACTTTTGGTAAAGTGGGGAGCGGGGCCACGCCGTATTTTGTGACACAGACTGACAATGATGTGCTCCTGTCAACAATTGATGTCTCACTAACCTCCTACGAGATGTCCTCCACGTTTTTGGCTGGATTAGCACAGTTTTATGCCCAATACAGAGGCACCATAAATGTGCATTTTGTTTTCACTGGGTCTGTTAACGACAAGGCCCGATTTAGAGTTGTTTTTGTGCCACCAGGCACGGATCCACCCACTACCGCAGTGGATGCCTCACTACACATTCACTCAGACTGGGACTCTGGTCTCAACTCTGAGTTTGTGTACCCAGTGCCCTACGTTTCTCCCACGCCATACACAACAACCCACGGCGCAGAGGCTGATCAGGCAACAGTGAATGGGTGGATACAGATTTACCAGCTTGACGCGACTGCGTCCAACCTGGCAGTGACTGTTGCATTTTCTGCTGGACCGGATTTTGAACTGAGGTTTCCGTGCGAGCCAGTTCATTACGAGGTGACAACGGATGTTGGTGAGTCTGGTGTGGGGCACGATGCCACTGTAGAACGGCTCGGTGGTGTGGATGCACCATCTTTCCGCACACACACCGATGTTTCCTGGGTGCTGGACCGGTATGCTATTGCCGCTAAGGTGGCAGGATACAAGGCCTCACTTGGAGCAGGGTTTGTGTTGGATCCAGTTGCCCTACCAACAACCTCGATGATGGGACAACTTCTGAGAGCAGCAACTTATTACTTTGCTGATTTGGAACTTGCTGTTGTGCCACGGGGACAACCAGGTGAATACGCAATGGTCAAGTGGCTGCCTGTTGGCACACCATTTGATCTTGCAGATACCGGATTGGACGGGTTGGCTTTACAGGGCCTGGACAGCACTTGTTCAGTTGGCTTTACCGGCAGTGCTGGCAACGGCTCTGCTGCGGTCATGGCCATCCCGTACAACTCCCCCATGCGGGTCATACCTACAGTGTACGCTGGCACAACACAGTACACACACACCAGTCCTGCCCGGCCAGGCACTGCTAATTACGGCCTGATTTTTGTTATTGGTGATTCAGGTGTTACTTTTAGGGTGATGTACAGGCTCAAGAGAACAGAGCTGTATTGCCCAAGACCATTAGTATACAGACAGAAGAACACCGTGACCTTTGGCAAGAGGCAAAAATTCAAGCTTGCCGGCATTGATAAGGAGTCTGGTATAAGCAACAAGGACCTGCTATTGCAGGCCGGTGATGTTGAGACAAACCCTGGTCCCGGGGTCTTTTCCCAGTTTGCCGACTTGGCGGCCTCTGCTACACAGGATTTCCACAATTTAACTGAGGGAATACTTGAATTAAAGAATACCCTCAAGGGCGCAGGCCCGTGGTACAAGGCTTTCAAGTACATTTGGAAGCTGGCAACCTTGGTTGTCACAGCTTTTAGAACACAGGACCCAGTGGTCATTGCCATGCAATTGGCTGACCTCGGGATTGAGATTTTTGAGGCTGAGGTTCTTGTGAGAGGGCTTGCCCAGAAGATGTCTGAACAGTTTCAGACCCCACCACCAAAGTTCGAGTTTAAGTACTCTGAGCTTATTGAGAAGGCTGAGCAAATTTTTGAGGACTTCGATGATGATGAGGCCCCAGAGAAACAGTTCTCCATGAAGAGGCTCAATGACATTTTCTCGTTCCTGAAGAACGGGGAGTGGCTAATTAAGTTTTTCCTCTCCATTAGATCGTGGGTGAGGACATGGCTTAAGCAGGAGGAGACTGTTATGTCGTACAACGACTTGGTCCCTAAGATAATCCAGAAACAACTGGAACTGAAGGAGCCCTCCACGTTTGCTCAAGCTAAAAACTGGCTGGTGAGGCAGAGGGAGATCTTACTCACTGCAGGACAAAAAGATCTTGCACAACTGTGTGAGGTTAAAGTGAAGGAGCCGGTGACGGGACGACCCGAACCGGTTGTTCTTGTTCTGCGTGGGAAGTCAGGGCAAGGCAAGAGCTTTATGGCAAACATTCTGGCTTCGGCCATTTCCCGCATGCTTACGGGAAAACCTGATTCAGTGTGGTCGTGCCCACCAGATCCAACCTATTTTGATGGCTACCGGGGTCAGTCTGTAGTTATTATGGACGACCTTGGGCAGAACCCCGATGGGAAGGACTTTAAGTACTTTGCCCAGATGGTCAGTAGCACTGCTTTTGTAGTGCCAATGGCTGCGCTTGAGGACAAGGGAACACTGTTCACCTCCCCTGTAATTATTGCCACAACAAACCTGTCTGATGCATTCACGCCTATTACGATGGCGTGTCCTGAAGCCCTGCAGAGACGTTTTCACTTTGATTACAACTTGGAGGCAAAGTGGAAGAAGGGATACCACCTGGACGTCAAACGAGCGCTACAACCAACTGGCAAGCCAGCAAATGAACTGTTTGAGGAGGATTACCCTCTCCTCAACGGCCAGGCAGTGATGTTTGTTGCAAACAAGATGTGCCCCGCCATTGACTCTGCCTACGAGTTGATCGAGGCAGTTTATGCTGCAGTGATTGAGCGGCGGGATGTTGCAAAGGTTGGCATAGTCAAACAGGTTAAGACACTACATGACAAGTTGAAGGCTTCACTACCCAGAGGCAGGGGTTACAGGTGTGACCGTGAGGTCAACTTGAAGACAGATGAGGCTGAGCGGATGTTCAGGTATCTCCTGAACCGAGACCCCACCCTTGCTGGTGAGTTTTTGGAGAAGGAGTGTGACCCTGAGCTGGCGGACAAATATCTTCCGCTCCTTCGCGAACACACTGGAAAGTCAAAGCTGTGGACAACGCTCACAAAACACTGTGACTTGTTTCTCCACGGGCTTTTACTTGTGGCAAACCTTGTTACACTCTATTTTCAGAACAGAAAACCCAGGAGACAGGGACCCTATGGTGGAAAGCCCACTGTGGTAAAGAGAAAGACAGTGGAAGCACCAAATCTAGTGGCCACTGAGAGTGGTGCTCCACCAACAGACATGCAGCAACACGTTCTCAGGAACGTGCGCCCAATATCACTTGTTTGTGATGGAAAGGTTGTGTCTATGTGCTGTGGCTTTGGGGTTTTTGGCAACTGTTACCTTGTGCCAAACCATATGTTTGAGGAGACTTTTGACACAATTTTGTTGGGGGAGACTCCCCTGAAGAAGAAGGATTACGAGGTTATTAACCTCGAAACAGGCGATGGTGTTTCTGATGCAGCACTGTTGCATGTTTTTAAAGGCCCCAGAGTTAAGGACATGACAATGCACTTCAGAGATGAAGTACGCATTCCCAAGGGGACAACTGTTGCAGGCTGTGTGAACAGTCACGAGTTTGGGCGCTTGGTTTTTACTGGTACCGCCCTTACATTTAAAGATGTGATTGTGTGTTCAGACGGTGATGAGCTTCCGAACGTGTTTGCCTACAAAGCTGCCACACAACGGGGCTACTGTGGCAGTCCCGTTTTAGTGAAGAACAGTGCGCACACAGTGGTGGTTGGGATTCACTCTGCAGGTGGGAACGGAAACGGGTACGCGTCGTGTGTCACCCGATCTGTCCTGTTGAAGGTTAAGAGAATGCTTGATCCTGATGTCCATCTTGAGGGACTGATTGTTGATACCAGAGAGGGTGAGGAACGTGTTCACGTTGCCCGGAAGAGCAAACTTTATCCAACCCTTGCCCACGCTGTGTTCAAGCCTGAGTTTGGACCTGCACCGCTGTCTAATAGTGACTCTCGTTTGAACCCTGGTATTGTTTTGGACAACTCCATCTTCTCCAAACATACAGCATGTGTCGAACTTAACTACGAACAATCAGTTGAGTTTACACAGGCATGTTACGATTACGCCGACAAGCTTTTTGGTGTGATTGGCAGGAATAACGGCCCTCTCACCTTATTCGAGGCCGTAAAAGGGATTGAAGGTTTGGATGCTATGGAAACAGACACTGGACCTGGTTTGCCATGGTCTAAGGATAACATTCGCAGGCCTGCACTAATTGATTTTGAGGCAGGTACTGTCTCTGAAACCATCCAAAAGAGGCTGGACGAATTTGAGATGGGACGGTTTGAGTTTGAGTGTCAGACTTTTTTGAAGGATGAACTGCGTCCCAACCATAAGATTGCTGTGGGAGGGACACGCGTGGTTGATGTCCTCCCTGTTGAACATTTAATTTTCTCCCGAATCCATCTAGGGAGATTTTGCTCACACATGCATTTGAATTATGGACTTGGCATTGGTTCCGCTGTCGGGTGCAATCCTGACGTGGACTGGCACCAGTTTGCTGTCCAGTTCCAGCCCTTCAAAAATGTGTGGGCAATTGATTATTCAGCATTTGATGCTTCCCACTCTGTGGACTTGCTTTCACAGATGATTGAGGCCGTGTTCTCGGACGAGAACGGCTTTTCAGTTCACGCCCGTGACGTTTTGCACTCATTAGAAACAACAGTGCATGCGTATGAAGACAAGCGTTACACCATAAAGGGTGGTTTGCCTTCTGGATGTGCCGCAACCAGCATAATTAACACGGTTTTGAACAACATTTACGTGCTCTACGCATTGAGACGGGAGTACCCTTGGGTCACCCCCGATGATTATGTTATGGTTGCTTATGGGGACGACGTTGTTATTGCGTCGGACCATGATTTTGATTTTAATAAGCTTGTGGCTAGATTTGCCGAACTTGGCCACAAGATAACCCCTGAAGATAAGAGCGACAGGGGGTTTCAATTGGGACTTAAGATTACAGATGTTTCCTTTTTGAAGAGACAATTTGTTTTTGACCACTACGCTGGATTTTATAAACCAGTGATGTCGTCTCGCACACTCGAGGCGATTTTATCCTACGCACGCAAAGGACAACTTGAGGAGAAGTTGGTTTCTGTGGCGGGCCTGGCTTTCCATTCGGGGGAGCGTGAGTTTAAACGGCTCTTCGCCCCCTTTGATGGACTGTTTGAGTTTCCGTCCTACAGTGCCCTTCGCCTTAGGTGGTACCGGGCCGTGTCTCAGGGCTAGAGCTGATGCACCCCTGTGAGTGATTACTGGTCAAAAAAAAAAAAAAAAAAAAAA